TTCTCTTTGTGTTACAACACTTGATCCTGTAGTGGTTTGGCCACCGCCACTACCTCCGCCACCAAATATAAAACTCATTATTTAATCTCCTTTGTGTATAAATATCTTTTTACATTCCAACCTTTTGTCTTTAAAAAAGGTTGCCAACCTGGTCTTGCGTGAACAGCTATTCTTTTACAATTAGTTTTTTTAGCAAGACTTTCTATTGTATCAGCAAGTTCATCTTGCCACAATTCTCTCTTTTCACCTTTTAATAAAATTACTTCACATTGATTAAAATTAGGAAGAGCCGTGATTCGTGTTACACAAACACCAAAAACTTTATACTGCTTACCATCATCAGAACCAAAAAAAATAAATAATTGCATTTCACCATTTTTAATTATTTTTTTTAGTTCATTAATACTCATAGGGTCACCATCGTATTTTAAACCCTCTCTTAACATAAAATCTACAAGACTCCAATATTCGTCAACCACAGTTGGAAAGACTTCAAGTATCTCTACTTTCTTTTCTATTTTAATTTTGTTTAGCTGCATTTGTTATGTCGTATATTCTTTTAAATTTTTTTTGCTGATCATAAAAAAAATCTGCACCAGCTTTTCTCATACTCTTAAAATTTTTTGGATCTGCTCCTGATAAAATACCTGCTCCTAAAACTGCATCAGCTCTTGAAACAAATTCTCCATCAGCCAATTGTGCTAACATCGTGTCTTCATCCTTATCTCCAACACCGGCACCATCTTCAACATACCCTTCAGCTCTTACATAATTATTTACATCATTTTCATTATGATCAATTTTAGATGGAAGATAATTTACACCACCCTTATTATATTTTGGTATTGCAGTAGCAAGACCACCTTGATTTGCATAAAACATATTTGAACCAAATGTTTCACTTATTGTTGGTGTTACATTTGTTGCGGGTTGAAATCCACCTTCAATATTTTTTGACTGCTCTTCATAAGCTTTTTTATAATCTTCTTCAGAAAAAAGTGGTTTGTCTTCTACTGCACCTTCAAGTAAAGGTAGTATAGCAGATGCTGCAAAAATTTTACCACTAGTATCTAAGCCTCTAAAACCAGAACCTTTCATCGCTTTTGCTATTTGTGCTTCAGAAGCACCTTCTCCTAATTTTTTTACTGCTTCAGCTTCTGTTAATTTAGGTGCACCAACCAATGATGAAATTCCTCTACCTGCTGTTGTTTGTCCTAAGCCCTGCATTGATAAAGGTATACCTCGAGAACCAAACGGAGTTATACCTCCTAAGCCACTCATACCAAGAACCTGTGCCCCTCCACCAAAAATGGCTGCATCTCTTAATGCTCTTTTAGTTGATTTTCCTCTAAGTTTTTGTACGCCAAATGTGGCTAATGCTAATGTAAATGGATCCATATACTAATTTCCTAATTATAGCATATATTACCAAATTACTTAGGCAGTATCAACTCATCGTAAAATCTTCCCTGATACTGGTGTTCTCCTACATGGACTATTGAATCATTTATATAGGCGTGACATTTACCACCTATGTCTCTCCATAATTTACAAAATGCAAAATCTTCACCAGAAAATGTTTTTTCTACAGGGTCATGATAAGTGTCAAAAAAATTCCACATATTAGGTTTTTCAACATATTTTCCATTAATAATAGTTTTTTGCACAATTTTTTTGTCTGGATATTTTTCTATCATCTTTTCGATAACTCTTCTCTTTATTAACATACATCCAGTTGGAGAATCAGTAACTTCCATTACACCTTTCTCCACGTTAATATTTTGTGGATCTGGCACTTTCATAGGATATGTATGTAAAGTTTTTCTAATATCGTCAGGAGTTTTTATTTTACCATCTTTCATTTTTCTAAATGTTTTATCCCACATTAAAGTTTTCAATGGATATGGTACTGAAATAATATCTTTGTCCGCTTCTAACATCGTAAAAATAGATTTTGCCTGAAAATAAATATCAGAGTCAATAAACAATAAATGAGTATCATTAGATTCTAAAAAACCAGCCACACATAAATTTCTACCTTGAGTAACAAGTGAAGATTTCATTAATTGAAACCTTACTTTTATTTTTTTTTTAAAACATTCTTGTTGAAACTCTAGTAAAGCTTGTGTGTAATGTATGGATACATCACTATGCACAGGTGTACCTAAAAATATTCTATGTGGTGATTTTTCAATTTTAACTTTTGAGTCTGGTTTTTTTTTCCATAAAACTTTAGTAGCTTTTTCAAAATCTGATTGTGGCTCTATTCTAGTATCGTGTAGGGTTTGATATGTATCTTCATTAATATATTTATCGTTTGACATTTATAGCTCCTGTGAGAAAGTTAGTCCATTCTGAACCTTTTCTATCCCAACTATAAAATCTTTTAAAAAATTTTTGTTGTTCGTCTAAATATTTTTGCATTCCCTCTTCATGCAAATATATAGCAGATGCATCAATTGCATGTGCAAAAGATTCTGCTAACAATTCATGATTTTTAGTAAAATTTACATAGACTGGCCACTCAGAACACGTTTCAGGTAATGCTCCAAAATTAGTGGTAATAACGTGCAAACCTGATGCTAATGCTTCTAAGGCAGACACGCAAAAAGTTTCTTCGAATATAGAGGGATAAACAAATAAATCGTAATTACAAATATTTTCTAATATGTATTCATTTGTTTTGTGCCCTATGTAATTAACGTTTGGTAAATTTTCGGCTTGTTTATAAATATCTTTAAAAGCTACCTCATGTCCATCTGCAAATTCACTACCATAAACTTTACATGAACTGTAAACATCTAAAGTAATGTTTTCATTTTTTAACATTTGCATAGCTAATAATAAAACATTTAAACCTCGCCAAGGAGTGCAGTGATGAATTATTTTTATTGGGTCACCTTTGTGATATTTTTTTCTTTTTGGAAAATTGTCAGTTCCATTTTTTATTACTATACACTTATCTTCAGGAATAGAAAAAAAATATCTAAACTTTTCATAGTTCCAATGACTATTAAATACATACCAATCATACTCATCAAATCTTGTCTTATCTGTAAAAAAAGAATGTAAATTACCTTGATCGTAAGAATTCTTTTGCCAAAGTATATTTATTTTATTTGGGTCTAACGGTACTTTGCCTGGTATTGAAGTACATATTTGTACTTTATCCAATAATTCTTTACTAACATATTTTTCTAACAGCTCATGCTGTATTTCAGTTGCACCTCTAGCTTCCATTATTTTTTTGTAAATGCTTCAATATTAACTCTAGTTACTTTTATTTCTAAATCTTGCCTAAAGTCATCTGCTTTTGTATCAGTATTTGGATCGGCTACATCAGCATCAAACTCAGTTTTACTAGCATAAATTTTTCCTGTTCTTTTATGTTTAATTATTTCTTTGGCTTCAGCTGGTATTTTAGGTAAATTACTCATTATCTTCCTTGACGATTGTATTTCTTATAACTTCTTTTTTCTGATTTTGAAAGTCTTTTTTTATGTCTTCTTGGTCTTTTTCTTGGTTTTGGTCTTGGAACGTAATGTACAAATTTTTGTCTAGCCATAATTATTTTTTGTGTAAATTTATATTAAATGATACAGATACTCTTTTTCCTTCTTCTGTATGTGGCTGCACCATATGTGTTAGATGAGATGGAAAAATTATTAACTTATATTTTTCAGGTTTAAAATATACACTAGCAAAAAAACTTTCTGTTTGTATAAAATCAACGTTATGAGTATGAATTACAGAGGTATCATTTCGTAAGAATAATAACTCTCCACCTTTTTGTGATTCTGAAATATAATAGACTCCCGAAAAATTAGATTTAGGATGATTGTGTGGAGCATTGAAATCATTTTTTTTATTTTCATTTATCCATAAAGAATCTAATCGTATTTTTAAATTTTTAAGACCATATTCATTAACAAGTAAAGTTGAAACTTTTTGTAATAAAGTACTACATATATATTCATCAAAAATTAAATCTGTTTGAAAACCACCTACGTTTGAAAGTCTTCTGCCTTTTTCATTTTTTTTTTCATCTTCAAGGCAATTTAAAATTTTACTTTGGAGCTTAGTATCTATAAGTTTATCAATTATAATTTCGTCCTTAAAAAGAATATGTCTAGCCATTTTCTTGTGATCTGTCTATTTGTGCATAACTAATTATACCTTGAATTTCGTTAGCAGTTCCAGCAGTCATTTTTAAAATATCACTTTCTTCTAAAACTAATGTTTGGGATATAATATTTTCAATAGAATTTGCGGGTATTGATTTTCTATGAATTGCAAACGTGCTTGAAGCAGAACTATCAGTTACCTGCACAGATAAATTAACTGGACTAGAAGATGAGTTATCTATTTGAATTTGTTTTACCAAACATCTTGCACCAGACGGAGAAGTCAATACAGATGTTGTATTTGTTGTACTTAAATTTATACCTGCATTTTTATATTGGATAGTCATGTTAAAAACCAATTAAAAGTGTCTTGTTCATTTTTTAATTCTTGTTGATATGAAGTGTTTAACTTATCTTGCATGGTTCGTAAAGACTGATTTATTTGTCGTTGGTTTTCTTCTGTATATTCTGGTGCAGGTTCCGGAATAACGATATCTACTCTTGCCATTATCTCATTCCATCTGGTTGAACATCAGCTCTAAAAGTACCATATCTCCAACTTTGATCAGTAGAGGTATTTGCTACTTTTATACTAGCAAATCTAGATCGAGCTCTAGTATCGACTTTTTCAGTCGAGCTATTTATAGTAAATGGGCCAAGAGGCGAAGAGGCTGAACTAGCTGCAGGAAATCTTCTTAAGTTAATAGTAACTTGTGCATCTCCAGTTAATACTTTAAAATCAGGTATAAATCTTCTTACACTCATAAAAAACTCACCATCTCCTCCTTGTGATAAATCAAAATCTCCTGACTGAATAAATGCTGGTATAGCAGTTTTATTACCTGATGCATCTACCTGATTATTACCAACTTCATGCTCATAAAAAACAGAAGCTCCATTTATATTAGTTATACCTTGCACCGTAGGAAAAGTAGGTACACCTGTTGAATTAAACTCAGTTGCGTAAGGATTATCATATAAATTTGCATCTTGGTATGTAGTCCTAGCTAAAGATCCAGTAGTCCAGGTACCACTTTGATAATTATAAGTTACACACCTATCAACAAAATCACTTCCTGATTTAGGATAAAACCAAACAATTTCTTCATACAAAGTATAAAGACCTGCGTAAACAGATTCACCGTTTTGATAATTAATTCCTAAATTACTGCCTTTTGTTGTGAATACAAAATCTTCTACTAAACAAGGTAAAGCTTTTACTGTACCATCATAAACAAAAAAACCACCTGCTTCACCCATCCAATACACGGCACCATTTACATATTTAATTGAGTGTTGGCCTATCGCACCACAATTTGATCCTACTTGTCTAACAGAAAATATAAAAGGAGGACCAACAAATTGTATTACATACGCAGCAGTGTTTGTTAAAACAAAAGTATAATCTTTACCCTTAACTGCTCCTACAATTTTTGTGCCTGAATCTAATCTAAAAAAACCTGATGTATTAACAGAAGTTGGTGTATAGTCAGTTATATCTTCTTGATCTGAAAATCTTATAAATAGTTTATCTTGAGTGCTCTGTGTTCCTATAGTAGTTTCCGTACCTAACATAAATAAATGTCTATCTCTATCAGAAACTAATGACATTACAGATGCTGTTGGAGCATTAGAAATTTTAACTGCTCTTGTGGCTAATGCGTTAGGATCAGCATTAACAGGATTCCAAGAAAAAGATTCACCATTTTTTATTGTAGCAATCAACTGTTGACCAAAATTATCTAAAGACCAAGAAGCTGGGTCAATAGATAAAGATTGTGATAACGAAGCTTCACCCCATGCAGTGTAATATTCAACACCTGCCCCACTTGAGTGTGCAGATCTTGTTCCCGCTACTCCTCTTGTAATTCCAGTTAATTGTGTAGAAGTAGTTCCTGTATAAGATATGAATTCATTCCCAACTTTAATTGTTCCTGATGTTGGAAATCCAGAGGTAGACGCAAGAGTTATCGAAGTTCCTGCACCACCAGTTCCTGCAGTATCATCGTTTAATGAACCATTAAGAGTAGAAAAAACTTGTTGGCCACCACCCCATAAGGCAGTGCCCCAACCAAATCCATAAGTCTGACTCAAAGATCCGACCTTTACATAAGGATTTACTACAGCTGATCCATTTGCAGATACAGTAGTTCCTGCAGCTGATGCCATTGTAATTGTAAATGTATCACTTGTTGGTACGGTAATTACTTGAAAAGTATTAGTTTCAAAATCTGCTGTAGAATACCCAGCTCCAGTAGGAGGCGTAACACTTGTAAAAGTAAATAAATCTCCAGGTTCTAAATTATGTGCTGGTTTATTAACTGTTACAGTAGCTGAAGTATTTGCAGTAGTAAAAGTACAACCAGTTATTGCAGTATCCAAAGGTGTAATATCGTAAAAAGCATCTTCATAATAAACTACCAATAATTTGTTAGTTCCTATTGCAGCATATCTTCTTCCATCCAAGTCTGCCCAAATAAATTGTTCTCTTGCTGCACCCACTAATGTCTTATCAACAATTTGTTGCCATCCACCTATTTTTTCTGGAAGTCCGTATCTAAATCTTACAAAATCACCATCTACCCATTGACCCTCTGCTCCAGTCTCAGTGACTTGTTTATTAAATCCAGGGGCTATTTGTACATTTGTTAATGGCATAGGGTATTATAACATTAATTTATATCTTGTTAAATACGTGGTTTATCAGGTTTGAAATTAGGATTTTCTTTTTCTTCTTTTTCAAGCACATTGTCATATTTTTGATAAAGTAACATAGCTATATGCATAAGTTGTTTAGCAAAAGGCCCCATTTCTTTTACAGAAATAGTAAGTTCCTTTTTTTGATTAATTGTTTTAATTTCTTGATCTGAAAATTTAATCCAAGCATCGCCTGTTGATTCATTTTGTGTTATTTTCATTATTTATGCCTTACTTTACCTTTATCATTTTCTAAATGAGCAAATTTACCATTTGCATCAACAAAATGTAAAAATAATTGTATTTGATAATCTCCCTTAAAAGCCTCTCTCCAATGATCTAAATCACATCCCTTATATACTACTATATCACCTTTTTTTAAATGAAATTTTTTGTCTTCTACATGTATAGGCCAATCGGTGCCGTCTGAGTCTATAGTCAAAGTTGCTGTAAATTCACATGAGGGACGATCTTTATGTTTAAATAATTCTGCATTAAAAGTGTAACATCTCCAATAATTATAAGTGTATAGCAATTTGCAACCAGTAGCCTCTTCAATTATTTTATGTTTATCATTTTGTAAAAAATTAAATAAATCATCTTTATAAAAAGCGGTATCGCCATTATTATTTCCACCTTCATCAAAATAATTAACGTTATGCTCATGTTGCAATCTGGCATAAGCTCCATAAACTTTTATTTCATCTTCTGATAAAAAATTTCTAATTATTTTATATTTAAAATTATTTACTTTATCCATGCTACTATTGAATACCTACAACCTTTCGTAATTTTTTGAACTGCGTGGGGAAATAAAAAATTAGACGGAAAAAGAATTACACGCCCTGATTTTCTTGGAACTTCTAAAATTGTGTTATCTTTTTTTGTACATTTAAAAACTAAACTACCACCCTCATAATCATCATTTAAAATTAAAATAACACTTAGTGTTCTATGAAAATTTGTGGCGTTATCGGTATGGGGCACATAATAATCACCCTCTTCATATTTTAAAGCTTGTAATTCATTAACTAAAGTACAACTAGATCCGTAGGAGTTTTGTTGATCGTACTTTCTTACCAATAAAGTAAATTTATTAGCTAAATAATTACACCAATGTGTATTAGTTAAGCTCTTAGGATCTCTCCAGATATTTTTTGTTGCTGCTGATCTGATATCTTTTCTTAAACCGCCTACTACAGTTGCTTCTTGAAAATCTTGTGTGTTCAACCATTTTAACAAACTACTTATTACCTTAGGTTGCAAAAAGTTATCATAAACTTGAATAAAATCTTTTACATCCATTTTTTTTTAGTCCAATAAAAATTTCTATAATTATTAATTAATTTTCTTTTTACGTTTTGTAGAAGATGAGCAGTTTTACTATATCTATTTTCAAATTCAAGAGTCATTTTCCAGTCCTCTCTTTTAAAGGGAATTATTTGTACATAAGGTGTACCTCTCTCTATTGTTGTTTCTAAGTTTGGATACTTATCTGAGTTTATGACAAAAGGAAAATTAACTTCTATATCATGTTTATCTGTGTCTACAATACCAGTAAATACTTCGAACCTATCGTCTCTATTATTAAATGGTGCAGTAAATAAACAAGAATAACCTGGAGGTGTTTTAATGTGATAAGGGTTTAAAATTTTGTATATTGGTAGATTACTATTTTTTTTTACTTGTGGAGCACCTTCTAACTGTTCTTTTTTATGATATTGTTTATGCCAAGTGTTAAGGTTATACTTACCCATACTTTCGTCAGGAAGTGCATATTTGAAATAAGAATCATAAGCATTAATTTTTTCATTCCAAACGTTATGTTTTAAATATAAATCTTGAGGCATTTTTAAAAGGTACCCTGCTGTTATGCTATCTAAAAAAGGTCTACATCCCTTAATTGTTTGATTTTGGACTGTGTGTTCTAATTTTTTATACCAAAGAGGTAAATTAGTTTTTATAGGTACTGGATAAACACCATCTAAAAAATTTTCTAATTCTTTAGGTGCAGAAAATTTAATTAGATTCATTTAATCTACATATCAAAAAATAAAAATTAGTACAATAATTATATATAAGATAAAATTATATATGCATTATTATCAGCTAAATATACAAACGGGTGTTTATTAGGAAATGTCAAAGAGCTGTAATCTATATTTTTACCAAACTGAATACAATTTCTAATTTCAGGTGTTTTTGAATGATTAGGATATTGAAAAACAAAATCTTCAAGATTACCAAGATACATATTCAAAATTTTTTTAAAATCCTCTTCAATAGTATTTTCAGGGTCAACTGCATTATCTAAAGCTGATATTACACCCTCATCACTTACTGATATTCTTTTTTTACCAGTATAAAAATTATTATAGTCATCGTCAGAAAATTCTTTAACTTCATAATGAGATAAATATTCTATAGATTTTATTTCTGTAAATTGTGCTTCATTAAGAAACATGCCTACAATTCCAGATTCTGAAATATTACCTTTTTGAAAATAAACTTTAGCCATAAAAATATAAAATATTATCCTCCAACAACATTTTCAAATATAACTAACCTTCCAGGGCCTCCTGCTTCTCCTGTTTGTCCTGGAGTTCCTCCGTGACCACCGCTTCCTCTTTCACCAGCGTTATTATCTGAATTTTGAGGAACATTAAATAGTTGTACAAAAGCTGGTTCGCCAATAGGCGTATAATCTTTGATAGAAACTGCATTACCAGCCACACCAAAATTACCATTAGTAGCTGGTTGAGGAGCATTATTTGATACCTGTCCACCGGATCCACCATTTGCGACTACTGCATTAGTATCAACAGTTGTTGATCCACCAGCACCTCCTACCTGTTGATTTCCTCCGGCATTTCCTCCAGCTCCCGTAACCACTGGTACAGCATACGGTGCAGTAACTGGAATTCTGGCTATTCCACCTCCAGCATTTCCTCCAGGCCCTCCTGCGGGACCAGGGAAATTTCCACCTCCGCCACCGCCTCCGCCAACCGCATATACAAAAATTTTTGTTGCACTAGCGTTTGCCGTATAAGTTCCTGTTTCATTTATCCACATAGGGAAAATATTTGTATCTCCTGCTGAACCAGACGATGCAGCAGTAATTCTTCCTTGAGCATCAACAGTTATGGATGCTGAAGTAAATGATCCTGCAGAAACACTTGTGTTAGCTAATTTATCCGCACTAACCGCATCATCTGCTATCATATCTGTTTGTACTTGAACTTCACCAATTGTTCCCGCAGAGACAGCTCCTAAAACTCTATTAGCAGTAGTTGTGTCTTGCATTTTTGCAAAAGTAACTGCATCATCTGCAATTTGTGAAGTGCTTATAGTTCCAGTTAAATTTGCAGCTGCAACAGTTCCGCCTAAAGTATCTAAAGAAATTTCTTTAAGATTTGTTCCGTCAGCATATGCTGCAAAAATTGCTGCTCTGTCAGGAGAAAAACCTGTTCCTGAAGCTGTTTTGATTGTTAAATTAGATGGGTTAGTTAAACCTGTACAATCAAATATATAAAATTTTTCAATACTGTCTGGGATAGTACAGACTGTGCTAGACGCTATAGATGCAGTAGCGAATTTAATAACTAAATTTCTTGCATTCGATATAGTTCCGTCAGTCATTGCTAAAGCTAAAGTTCCACCACTTGAAAGCGTAACTTGTTCAAATCCAGCGACTGCTTGTTGAACTAAATTTAAATTATTGTTTGTTTTATCTCCCCATGTACCGGCATTTTCACCAGTTACCATTAGCTCGAGTTTTAGATCACTTGAAAAACTAGATGTCATAAAAATTTCTCCTTAAATAATCTTATTATATATTTTCTATGCCGCTAAATCAACCTCTGTCCAAGTATTACTTACACCTAGATTTACTTCTTGCCAAGCAGTTATATTTGGACTTCCTACAGAGGCAGTCATTTGTATGCCCGTTACATCAATATTAGCCACTCCAGTTACTGTAACAGAGCCAATAGAACCTGTCATTGTCGATCCTGTTACAGAATATATTGATTCCTGACTTTCGTTTCCAATACTAGTAGTTATACTTTGACCACTTACAGATTCATTTGTCGATTGGATAAGGGTAATTGTGCCTAAACTGAAACTTGCTTGATTTCCAGTAACTTCCTCAATAAATTTAGGCTCAGGAACTACTTGACCTATACTACCTGTTAATGAAATTCCTGTAACAGATACATTAGCATTTGCAGTAGTGGTTACACTACCAATTGTAAAATCTAGTTGATCTTCAGCAGCAGTAACAAATATGTTTCCATCAATTTGTATGGCAATATTAGCAATACTAAAACTAGATTGAATACCACTGACTACCGCAGTAAAATCTGTAAAAGCTGTTGTAGATCCAACAGTTGATGTAATTGATTGTCCTGTAGCTGATACTGAAAAAGCCTCTCCCCAAGCTGAGTTGCCCCATTCTTGACGACCCCATCCTGAGTTTATTTCGCCAGTTACTGATTGTGAGCCAATACTAAAGGATGCACTTATACCTGTTACCGCAAAAGTTTGATCGCCCCCAGTTCCCCAAGAGCCTACTCCCCAACTAAGTGCACCCCATGTATTTGACATTCATTATATTCCTTATGCAAGTCTTAAGATTGCAGCAGAGGTTGTGAATGCAGGAAATTGAATTGTAAATGTTCCTGCAGTTGCAGTTTTATCTCCACCAAAATCCAACACAGCAACTGCATCAGTAGTATTAGAACCACCATCAGTTGTTGTATTATAGATTAATGCTCCTCTTGCAGTTAATGTAACTCCTACAAAAGATAAGTCAGCAAAATCAGTAATCGCTACTGAAGATGAAACTTTTACACCTTGGTTTACTAAAGCTTTTCCACCTGCAGTATATCCTGACGGTGATGAAACTTCGTTACCAGTTGTATAATTTGTAGTTGATTTACCTAAAGTTGCAGAATTTGTAAACATCGCTAATTTATATGTATCAGACGATGTATCGAAATCATGCTTACCTTGTAATAATTCTTTTTTAAAACTATCACAGATAGCGTTTGTTGTTATAGCCATAATTGTTCTCCTTTAATTAAGGACTCGGAGAATCGACTTTTATTCTAGGAACTCCGTCTGTATATTCTCCTCGTCTTCTTCTACCCATTTGTTGTAGGGCAAAATTTTGTACTTCTTCATTATACTTTGAATTATATAAATTGTATAGATTGTCAGGTCCTTTTAAAAATCTAAAAGCTTCAGCAAGGACACCATGTAATAACATAGACTCCTGATAAGTAGATAAAAATGTATTATTTGTGGAGGTAAAGTTAGGAGCATCCTTTATGTAGTTTACTTGAACTGTATCTGCAGCTGGAGGTATGGGAGCCACTAATATGTTAAAATCATCAAAATTAGCATAGTATTGTGGTGTGCCTTGTCTACCTGTCCCATTAAATTCTGATATAAAACTTATATCTCTTTTTTCCAAAAAAGTTCTATTTCCTGAAGAATCTATGTGTTCAACAGATCTTATAATTATGACATCACCAGGTAAAGTTACAGCTCTATTTCCTGCAGTAAAAGTTGAAGTAACATATTTTCTTAAATCATCATAATCTACTTTACCTGCTACATCTAACTCTACAGATCTTATAAAATCTTGTATTATCGCATCTGTTAAAACATTGCTATCTACTTCTGTATAATTTCTGACTTGAGTTAAAAAATTTGCGTGTGTAATTGACATTATGAAATACTAACCCCCACAGTTCCAATATTACTTAACATTTCTCTTCTTCTATTTTGTAACGATGGGTCTTCAGGGAACATACTATGTATTGTAGTAGTTATACCGTTTGATGTCACATTAAACTCTTGTGTTTTAAAAGCAAAATCTCCAGGTAAAGATAAATTAGCAACTCCCACTCTAGTACCTCCCGAATCTGAAATAGTTTGATCGTTCGCAAATTCTTGAGTGGGTTGTTGAAATTTCATTACTCTTGGATTTTTCAAAGCAATTGCATCTGCTTTATGGTATGGAGGATCAAGTTGAGGATGTTTTGGTTCAAATTCAGAAATGTGCACTAACGATCCGTTCCACTCCTTAATCATTTCTCTATAAGGATATTCCATCCCTGATCTGTCAGAAATTGCTTTTGATCTTTTACCAGATGCAAAACTCATTATACTCCATCTCCAAAATAAGTTTGAGGCGAAATATAAACAGATGCTCTTTGGCCATCTTCGTTTAAAGCTCTTAATAGTTCATCCTCATAAAGTTGTTTTAATAATTGAATTCTATCAGGAGCTTTTTTTACAGATAAATAATATGCAAGGCCTGAACACATACATGGTAAAAATCTATATACAACATCAGCTTGATTTGAATATATACCTGAGTCTTGAATTCTATCTATTGTGTAAAATTTTAATGTTTTAAAAGTAGATGCATCAGGTGCTAAATACAAAAAAATTTGAGGAGTCGTTTGTCTATCAACAAAATATTGAGAGGGTTGTCCTGTTTCTAATTTATTTGGAAGTGCAGCGTAGGCAGACCTATCTATTTTTGTCAAAGATATATCTTGAGTTGATGAAGTATTACTAGCTGCAGCTGTTGTTGAAATATAAGCTTCTAGCACATCGTTAACATTTTCGTTAACAGCGTATTGTGCAGTTCCTGCTACTAGTGCTACTTCATTTAAAGACACTTTCCAAAGATGAACACCTCTATTTCCCCACTCCGAAAATAAAAGATTTAAACTTCTTCTTGCACTACGTAAATCATGGCCACTATTAGTTCGCATACCACATCTTTCGTATGCTTCTTCAATAATTTCATCGATATTTAAATCGAATGATGATGTTCCCGATGTAGCCATAATTCATTACATTAAATCTTTATAATAGTCTAAAGATTTTCCTGGTATTAATTGTTCATCTTGTAAACCCATGCCAGAAGTTCTAGCTGCACCATAACCTCTAGTTGATTTAGCTTCCATTCCCATAGATGCTTTTGTTATGTTAACTTTTTGAACTGGGCCTTTCTTTTCAAATTTTTTACCTGATCTAAACTTAATTATAGTATCTTTTTTTTCTTTAGATTTTTCTTTATCTCTAACTCTTTCAGCAGCCATACCGACATTAGCTTTGATTGTTTTTAAACTTTTAGCTTGAGCTTGATGTAACTTAGAAGCTTTGTTTAAACCTTTGACTACTTTATTTATTTTAGCCATATCACCTGATTTAGCTTTCATCATTTTACCTTTTTTAGCTTTCATATTAGCTTCGATGGCTTTTCCTCTTTTTTTCTCATAACTAGATAATTTGCCATCTTTATCTAAATCAGCTTTTTTGGGGTTCTTTAACATTGTATCTCCTCCTACTTTCATTTTTAAAAGATCAGCATGATAATCTTTTGTGCTTGTTTTACTTAATTTAGTTTTTAGTTTTTTTATCTTTGCTTTAGTTTCTGGTGGTGCAGTAGCTATTTTATAAGCTGTAGATCCACCAAAATAGATTATACCTGCAGGTATAGCTGCTCCTCTTAATTGACTTAAAGTTGCTAGTCTTCTTAAATTTTTTGCTGTTTTTGCAGTAACTAATGCTTTAGATTTACTAGGTATTTTTTTATTAGCAAATTTTTGACCCGCTTTATATGCTTTAAATTCAGACATCTTTGGATAAGCTCCTGCCGGAGGTGCACCTCTATTTTTTGCAAATAAGTTTTTTAATTTATCTGATAGTTTTTCTGACATAATTATCCTTTAATTTTTATCATACCACCATAATACTTTTTGGTAAAGGTGCTTACATTTGTTGGTTTACCACCAACACCTTGAGCCTTAGCTCTTTTCCTTGCAACGGCACTCTTCCTCTGGGATTCTGTCATCCTCGCTGCTTTGGCAGCAGGGACGCATTTTGGATACTTCCGTTTTTGATCCGCTGCTAATTTTGAACGACCACATGGTGCGTATGAACCATCTTTTCGTTTGCTCCCAATATCTACCCATTTTTGATCGAACCATTTTTTTAATCCCCCTGATTTAAATGATTTTGAAAAACTAAAACCTATATTCTTTCTTTTTCCTGTTTTACTTCCTTCTAAAGTAAATAAAGAATTTTTCCCCTCTTTAGTAATACCTAATGAAAGTGTGCTAGAAACATTACCTTTTTCTTTTTTTAAAAAGGGTTTTTCAGCACCACCTGAAATAGTTGTTGTACCTTTTTTTATACTTAAAGTTGCTTTAGGCACAGAAACATCAGGATCATCATATAAGTCTACACCACCTCCAATAGTTGTGCCTCTTAATGTTTTTTTTAGATAATCTGGTACAGAGGTTTTTTTGCCCATTAGAATACACCTTTAAATTTTGTACCTCTTATCGCTGCTCCTGCTCCACGGCACATGCCTCCATCTCTTAATCCTTTAGCCTCTATTTTTTTTGCATCTCTAAAATCTGCTCTGTCTTCGTCATCTCCAGCTTTTCTAGCATCAAAAGGATTATCAAAAATTTTTTCTTTTCTACCACTTCCAACTAACTCTTCTGCTGTTTGATATCCTTTTTTCTTTTTTTTAGTCATCTAACATACCTTTATAGTAATTTGATAAACTATCGTTAGACACTTCATGACCAGCTAAATTTCCTTTAATATAGCTACCATTATAAGGTTCAAGTTTCTGAGCAAATGCACCTTTGTTTGTTTTTATAACAGAGTCTAATGATTTAGCTTGTGCTTTATGAAGTTTCGAAGCTTTATGTAAAGCACCTGCAACTTTTTTAATTTTTGCTTCTCCACCGTTAACTTTACCTGCAGGTTTAGGACCTTTAAAATCTTTTCTTTTTACACCAGATGGATCTTTAATTTTACCTGCACAAATTTTACTTGCATATGCGTTAGCATATGCTGAAGGATAAACTCGAAATTTTCTTTTCGCTGCAGCTTTACCTCTTGGGCATAATTTTGTCATAGTAAAGAATTATAACATTTCTTTTACTTACAGTCTATGCTTTGAATAATAAGCTTTTTTTTCTTTTTATAGATGCAATAACTCTCTTTTTTTTCTTTTTTTCATCCCTAGCACCTCTTAATTTGCCTTCGATTTGCTTAGGCATTTGTGATCGTGATATTGCCATATTATATTAACTCCTTTGCTTTACCTAAAACAGGTTTGTATTGTGTTTTGCCATCTTTTCTAAAGGCATGTAAAAAACTAGCTCTTGGCGTTCCCTCTATCCAACTTGCATGAATCCATCCGCTGTTAGGTTCACCCGGAGTATAGAACTCGAGGATGAGTTGGTCTGGATGAAGGTTAAATTTAATCCAATCAAACAATTCAGCATTATCGACACCTGGACATTCGAAATCTGCCGCCTCAGCTTTTGCATGTTGGCTGTTCGCTGAGCTGCCGATGGCAAGACATAATTCTACACTACGAAACCCACTGGTCACCTTGACCCTGCCAAAATGATCACGTACCGGTTGGAGAATATTTTCACATAACATTTTTAATTTTTCTATTTGTTCTGCGTTAGGATTATTATTAATACCCCTACGTATAGCAGTGTCGCTTTTAATAAGTTCTGAGAGAGTGAAATTCCGTGAAAGATTCATATTACTCCTATTCTACAATTAATTTTTTAATTGATTTTGAACCATCTATATTATCTTCTAATTCTGCTTTACCTTTCCAACATTTGTAAGACACAGTTTCTGAATACTGTCGTTCAGCCGTCCGCTTCCCACGTAAGCATTCAGCCATCGAACTTTGTAAACGAGCCTCCTTAATCTCTCCGTTTACAAACATAAGTAATCCTACTACAGCTTCAATCATTGTGACTTTCCATTTGTATAGCCAAGATCTCTATTGGCATCTTTTAATTTTTCTATGTCTACTAAAACTTTATCCATTTGTTTTGTTAAAAATTCTATATTTACTTTGTTCAATGCCATTGACTCAATGTGTTTATTTAAACGATCGGTAGTCTTGTAAAGATCTTCCAACATCATATATTGTTCCGAGTCTGCGGGAAGTGATCCCATTTGGCCCCGTGGCCATTTAATTCTAAACTCTGTATTTTGTTCAACATCTTGTTCCATAATTTTAATTTTAGTGTCTGCGATGTTGATACGTTCTACAATTTGAAAATAGCCCATTGTACCGAGTGCTACAATAACTATTAAACTAGCAACCGTCTTCATAGGCATTTGAACGGCTGCCGATTCAGATATTGATAGAGGTTTATTAGCCAAGTTTTTTACCTTTGTTTATTCCTTTTTTAATAATATAAGATTGCGTTCCATTTGCTCCAATGTCAACTTCTTGTCGTAGTGTTTTTTGTAGCAATTTTACTTTATTTTTTTCTTTTTCTTTTTTGAAATAACTTTCCAATAACCTTGTGTCCCTCATTAAACAAAACTCCTATTTTATTTACTAAATTATCTAAATAACCAAATAGTTTATATAAATATTTATCCATTATTTTTTCCTTTCATTTTCATAAGATATATCATCACCATGTTCTTTGTAGGATTTATACGTTCTTTTTTCATCTTTTATTTTTTCCATTTGATAAAACATCTTATCAGAGTCCTCTGTAACCATGCTAGAGTCCTCTGCATCCCAATAGGTAGTTTGGACTTTATAGTCAGGCCAAGAGTCATCAGTAGTATAACTAGTACAGTGCCACAGAATACGATTATTAGGCTGAGCTGCATAATTACCGTTATCAAGCTCCAATATATGTGCACACTTATGTTCTTGAGGTATTTCAGAATGTTCTGTATCGATGATGTTAACATCTGGGTGAGCCCAATCAATCGTAAATAAATATTTACCATGATAAAATTTTTTATCTAATCCAAGATATTTTCCTTTTAGACCATCCAACCAATCAAAGCAAGTAACACTAGGCCAGTAGCTAAAACAGTTCCACAATTCCAATTCGTGTACTTGCATATCGGGCACTTCAGTTCTGTCAAATTGTTTTTGGAAAAATGCTGAAATAGGCAGTCTCCAATAACACGCACCGTTTGGAAGCATGATGTTAAATAAGATAGCCCTGCCTGATATACTAGTAATGCTAAAGATAACACAGTCACTATACTGTCCTTTATTTTCTTCCATGTCATAAAGATACTCCTTTCTTATTTTACAATAGAGGGGTGGTATGTTTGCATTTAAATAAGCCATAAAATTTTATTTCTTCCACCATAATATTATAGTCTTTCTATCTCGTAAATAAACCCTATTGACCCCATGACACACCTTATTTCCATTAAAAAAAGTTAACATTCCTTTTTTGGGTTTTATTTTTATACCTTTTTTAGTAACAAATTCTCCACCTTCAAAATCATCATTCAAATATATTAAACTATTAAATTCTGTGTTTTCTCTACCGTTGTGATCGTGAGTATGCATTCCACAGTAAGAATTAACATGATGGTTTTGTAATTGTGCTTGATCTAAAACTAATTTTAATTCAAATTCTTTTTCTAAAAATTTTTGAGTTTTTTCTACTATTGGATCGTTGTTTATTTCGATCACTCTTGATTTCCAATCAATATTTTCTGGGTAATATCCTATATCTTTTATTAGTTTAAAATATTGATTACACTCTTTATCTGTTAAGAAATTTTCCTTAACGTAAACAACATCTCTGTCGATGGCTATCGTTTCCATATATAAGTTATATACGAAAAAAAAATTTAGTCTAACATTTCCATCTACGTCTTGCTTGTCTTAATCTTGAATTAGGATCTTTTGCAGCTTTTGGAAATTTTTTCATTTGTCCTGCTGATCTTGCACAAAAAGATTTACGTCTTTTAGCAGCTTTTGAACCTGGTTTTACTTTACCAGTAACTGCAGTTTTTAATTTAGAACCAGGGTTTTCTCTTCTATACCTTGCAACTCCAGCAGAAGTCATTCCTGCACCTGATTTAGTTGATCTAAAATATTTTTTGGTTTTAGGTGGTTGCACATCGCCCCCACGCTTAAAACCTAAGATATCATCATAATATGAATTAAGCATCAAAATAAACAGTTACTGAATTACAACTTACCTCTGAAAAAGTAACAAAAGCACCATTTTTATAAAGAATTCCATCTTGAGGAATGTTAATAGTGCTTATATTTCCTTCAGTTGCACTTGTTCTAACTGTTAATAAAGAATCTCCAGTAATACTTTCGTTTCTTACTTCGACACTACCAATAGCACCACCTGATGCTACGTTAGCTTGTCTAACTCTTGTTCTTCCTGCAAAAATACCTCCAAAAACATCAGCAGTCATACCTAAAGAAACGTTGGCTGCAGGTTGTGCACTAACAGTAGCTGAAGTTATTGTTAAAAAAGCACCTGTTGTCCCAGAAGTTGTCGTAGCTGAACCTGGTAAAGTAATCACCTCAGTAAGAGCATCTCCATTTTCATCAGTTCCGACAATAGTTATCGTTTTGCCACTATCACCCGATCCCGAAGTTGTAGCTGTAATTTTTCTGGCTGTGTTCGTACCAAAAGAAGTTTTTGCTAAAGTAAACGTAGTCGTTGGTTGAGCAGCAACAGCAACAAAAGTAGTAGAAGAAGCATTTGTGTCGATAAAAGTTTTCGACTTTACGTCACCCATATACATATTTTTTTCTCCTATAGTTCGTGGCTCCCGAAGGAGCCACTAGTTATTTATTAGCTCCAAGGATTAGCAAATGTTCCATTACCAATCAATTGTGCACTTATTTGCCAGTTCAAAGCAGAGATTGCTCTACATTGAATTTGAGCTCCCATAAGTCCACCTTTTGTGGTTGCAGTTAATGTTAAAGTATCTGTGTTACTTCCA